CAAGTTCTAGATCATTATCTGTCTGGACTTTGTTCCAAGGCGCGAAGCGTTTGGATTTCCTGATACTATATAGGTAATAATTATATTGTAGGTCCCCATCCAACTCAAAGTAGCGGTTCATCTCGTTGGCATGGAGGATACAATCAAGATGACCTGCCAGACACTTGTTGACAACGAAGGAAGGATACTTCGCCATCGCTCTCTCATCCTCATGGATGTTACCTTGCTTTAAGTTGATACCGTTGAGATAGTCTTTGAGGGCATACTCATACTGTTTCTCCATAAAGCAAGGTCTCCAAAGGATTAGGTGGTTGTACGTTGTAGTTGCTGATGAGCAGTTCGTTCTTTCTATTGTTCTCCCTATGCTTCATGCCATAGGTGAATGCAAAGTAACGTTGATTATAGGACTCAAACATCTGCTCGATGTCCTCATCCACATTATACGTCACCATCCACTTGTGACGAGACGCCTTACATGCTGCTGCAAAGTCTTCGTGGTTAAAATTCTTATGCATCTCAGCGTTGGTGCCGTAAAGATAAGATCCAATCTTATATGGTGGGTCTAGGAAGATGAACACACCTTCGTTGTTACCACTAGGATCAATGTCAAGAAGGGGATCTGAGTAATCATTATTAGTGATTTCCCAGTGTTGAATGATATCTTGATACTTTTTGAGGTTTGTAGCACCACGGAGGGTGAAGTTCTGCTTGGATGCTGACTCAGAGAATGAAGAGTTCTCGGTCAACCCAGAGTAAGAACACTTATTAAGAACCCAAAATAGCACAGCTTGGCGAAAAGGATCTGCTTCGTGTATCTCTTCCTTGCTTCTCTTGAACAATTCCTTAGCAAGGTCAACGGTGTGGTTCTCTTGTTTGATTGCATAGCAGACATCAGACAATCTGTCACCATCTTCTTGTAGGTGTACCCAAAAGTTGTAGAGATAGAAGTATTTGTCATTGATCCAGACTGGAATTTCAGGGTGTAGTTGAGAGAAATACAGTGCCATAGAGGCACCACCGCAGAACGGTTCTCGATATTCAGTGATTCCAGAGGGGAACCAGTCGTAGAGTTGTGCTGCTGCTCGTGATTTACCTCCTGGGTATCGCAGCGGTGTCTTCAATAGTTTCATAATACATTGATGTTTGCCATGGGAACACCCTGTGGACCAGCATTTACTTGACCGTGGGGAAGGGAGTTGAAAGACATGGTGTATCGATCGGACTCACCTGAGTGAGGATCACTGTAATGCCTTAACCATCCAGGGAAGATAAGAAGTTTACCAGGCTCTGCGTCAAACCTTTCAAAGGGTCCGTCGAACCAATCCCTAATGATCTCCAAGGTATCAAGATTACGGATATCAACAGGGTCTTGAAAGACTGTATTACTTCCTTCTGTGAAATAGAATACGCCAGACAGATAAGAATAATTGTGACGATGAAGAGGATGACCAACACCTGAACCAGCAGGTGCCCAATTCGCCCAAGAAAGAGAGATTTTAAGTTCCTGTGCTTGGAGAGCAAGGTCGCAACGAATGAAGTCCAGACAGTCATGGAAGAATCCAATCAGTGGTGCCATTTGTTCTTCTTTATGTATGTCTCCACGACTGGTTCTGACACCAGCAGGGAAGTTATACATCTGCATTTCCAGCGTCTTGATGTATTCAAGTGCTTGATCTGCCATCCACATATCTTCGGGATCAAGATTGAACTCATATACGTCTGTCGGGAACAACCCGTGCTTCTTCATCATTTGAACTCACACCTCATCATGATCTCTGTAAGGAAGGCGACCAGATTGATCTCCTGATCCATAACAAAGTTTGCTTTGTACTGATATTCACCGATCACAAGGACTGCTTCGGGAATACTCTTCGGTTGTAAGTATGTATAGAGAGAATCATAGACCTTCCTCATGACAATCTGAGGTTCATTGTCCATGTTGGCGACCACCCACTTCTTCATATCAGTGAACTTACGGTTCTTCAACTGATCCATGAGATCACTCATGGCGCTGTCAGACATGGTGCCACCAAGAATGCCCACATCAATCTTACCCTTGGAGGAATAACGTTGCAGTTCGTTCAGTGTGCGACGGAAGTCAGGGAAATGCTTCATGACAACTGCACGAAGGACTTCTATTTCAAAGTCAACGTTCTCCTGAGCGAGCACCTGATGCACACGCTTGAAGAATGCAGCAGCAAGGAATGCTTTCTCCTTACCCTTCACATTGAATTCAACAACCGAGCACCGTGAGTGCAGTGGTTGAATAATTCTATTCTTGTAGTTACAGGTGAAGATGAATCGACAGGTGCCTTGGAACTCCTCAATGAACGCCCTGAGCAGCATCTGCACGTCAGGGGTGGTGTTGTCTGCCTCATCGATGATAAGCACCTTGTGACGTGCCTGAGAGGTCAGAGAGACGGTCGAAACAAAGGACTTGGCACGGTTCCTCACAGTGTCCAAGAAGCGACCTTCGTCAGATCCGTTGATCACATAGTAATCAGCACCCAGTTCATTGCAAAGTGCCTTGGCAATGGTGGTCTTACCAATGCCAGCAGGACCCGCCAGGAGGAGGTTAGGGATCTCACCCTTGTCAAGGAAACCCTTGAACATGGATGCCGTTGCCTCGGGCAGGATACACTCATCGACAGTCTGCGGGCGATACTTTTCGACCCAAAGAAAGTCGTTACTCATAATAATTAGATCCAGTCGGGTTTACGTTCGGGCAGTCTAACATAGTTGTCTGCTACCCAGGGTTTAGATGCAATATACATCTTGTAAGCAGTGAAAGTATCGATGCTAGTGTCTAGTTTGTAGCAATCAGGCATCGCTCTCACGAAAGGTGTACAGTCTTTGCCACTGCGACCCTCTGGATCTGCCGTAGGGAAGATGTCAGACGCATGTTCTAGGGCAGTTTGGCAGGTGTGAACCTTACCATAGCGGTTGGTGTACTCCTCACACAGTGCAAGACCATGTTGGATCAACCAACGCCAGTTCGTAACGAACTCACTCGCCCAGATAGTGCATGGGTGGTTACGAAAAGCACCCTTCTCAGTGCTGTACGGCGTACCGTCTGCCTTGGGAAGGGTGCCAAATCCATGACCCCACTTGTTTGATGCCACAATAGAGAGCATTTGACAGCACTCTAAGGGCATTTTTACGATGTGCTTGTCGGGAAGCACGATCGCTGACAAGTATGGATTAGGGTCAGTGACAAAGATGTTCATCAGTATTCAGAATCAGGTTCCAGTGCAATCAGCAGTTCAATATTCTCGATAGAGGATGCTGCGGACTCACTAATGATACCTGTCAGACGAGCAATTTTTTGCTCAAACAGTTCAATGTTGTAACCTTTGGCAGCCTTACAAGGACCGCCACCAGTGAACAGGATGGAGATGTTCTCGATCTTCATGCAGAAGCAGAACTCTTGATCAGTCTCACCCAGTTCAATCTCCAAGGTGTTGGAGGTAGCGTTACGTTTGTCAGTCACAGCAGCATACAAACGACCATCCTTACCAGAGAAACACAGGTCAGGCAGTTGATAGAGAGATGCAGTCTGCTGAATCTGCATCAGTTGACTGTTGTTGATCTCAGTCACAACAGCAGCGGCACCGAGACTACCAATCTGATCAGGTGGCAGAGTGATATGGCGTTCGTCAGCATAGTAATACTTCATGTGACTACGACCATGACTGATGTCCACACGACTGTCAGTAAAGGTCACCTCAGGCACTTCACGAGAGTCACGAGAGAAGAGACGGATCGTCTTCATCATGTTACCCAGATCGTAGATGGGTGCCTTACGCTCAAACTCTACGTCCTTGAAGGTGCAAGCGCCGAAGATACTCTTGTTGTTAGAAATCGTGGAAACTTTTTGCCCAGGTTTGAACATAATCGAAGGATTGATGTTCATAAAGAGACCCAGGATATCCATCTGGGGTTCGGAAAATTTCATACAAGTCATCGGTTAGGGTATTCTTCGCGGATTTTGTCTTTGTCGTTGAAGTGCATCAACAGCACAGCATAGTGTAGCACTTTCATGATGTCACGTCTAGCACTTCCTTTCTTGTCGTAGCGAGATGCATACTTCAAGATGTTGCTTCGACAAAATGATTCAGCATCACCACAGGCATCAATCAAATCAAGGGTCTGTATGCCATCAAGACCACTTGAATAGTGCTGACGATAGGTGTCAGCGATGTAATCTTTCAGTTCTTGAATGATTGCATCTTCATTGTATTTGTTCATAATCAACAGAAACGTTCAAGTTGTGAAATGTAGAGGTCAGTCTTTTCGCTGCCATCTGCATCGAGAGCAACAACAGAATCCCTGATGAATGGATTCTGAATGTTTGACTGATCCCACCAGTGAATAACCTTACGAACACCAGACTTGACTGTCTTAACTCGATGAAGGAGACCCGTTGGGTACATTACAGCATACCCCGCTGGCAATTTTATACTAATACAAAAATCACCAAAACGCAAATCAAGTTCTCCACCTTCATACTCGTGAGGTTCATTCAGGAAGAGTGTGGTTGACACATCAAGTCGTAGACCGTCAGCAGAAACCACCTCATCTGAGTGCCACGCATAACCCTGACCTGCTCGGTACTCTTTGTATGTGTAACCCGTACGGGCATTACTGAGGGTCAGTCGTTGGTGATCACTTGCATCAACGTGGAAGTCTAATTCCTCAACAGTAAAACCTCCACGCTCACTACCAAAACCACGAATCTCAAAACAATCCTTGTCAGGTGTTTTAATTTTTACATGTTCAGGTTGCACTGCCGACGAAAGGAAGTGTTGAACCTCCTTGTCGGTCAGGATTTTAGTTCGATAAAGCATCAGTCTTGCAGAAGAGGAGAATCGTTCAGATCAATCTTAGCATCAATCTTGCTGTACAGTTCGAGGAAGGACTCTTTGGTCTCGTCATCGAAACGGTTGAGGCAGAGTTTGATTGCTTTCAGGCGATCACCGAAGATAGAGAACGCACGAATGACGTGAACCAGACGACGGGTGGAGATAACCTCGTCAACACCACCCTCAGCAAAGGTCTTACGAATGATCTCTGCCCAGGTGGTCAGGTTCTCGATGTACTCGTTGTCGCAGCAATCCAGTTCAGAGCAATAGTTGTGGAGCAACTTCTTCTCAACGGCAGGAGTCGGATACTCTTGCTCGAAGGTGAGAGGGAAACGCTCCAAGAATGCTTCGTTGAGAACATTGGTGCCAATGAAACGACCGTCGTCGCTACCCTTGCCCTTAGTGTTGGCGGTAGCAACCACAGTGAAACCTTTGGCAGGGGTCACAGTACGACCGACCTTCTTCAAGAAGACACCTTTGCCTTCCAGAATAGATTGCAAGCAGAGGATTTTGTTAGAAGCAAGGTCAATCTCGTCAAGCAGGAGCACTGCACCACGTTCTAGTGCTTCGATGACAGGACCGTTGTGCCACACAGTATTGCCATCCACGAGACGGAAACCACCGATCAGGTCATCCTCGTCAGTTTCGACAGTAATGTTGACACGAATCAGGTCACGACCCAGTTGAGCACACGCTTGCTCAACAGAGAAGGTCTTACCGTTACCAGACAGACCAGTAATGAACACAGGGTAGAACACCTCAGAACGAATGATCTTTTTGAGATCATTGAAGTTCCCG